GCCATGAGAGAAGGTGCCCATTTCGTGAATGATGTGCTTGTTGAGCACATCCATGTAAACCAGTACCCACGGATATCCACGCCCTTGGCCCTGCTGGCCCTCATAGACATCGGTGGAGATTGCGGCCCGCATGTAATTGGGCTTGATGTAGGTATCGGTGCGGTAATCGTCTTTTCGGTCGCGCTGTGTCACATGCAGCGCATCCTCACCGAATTGCTGCCTGAGCTGCTTGAGCGTCGGCTTCCAGCGGATATAGATTTCACCGACCGAGCCATCGGCCATTTCGTCCCAGGCCACATCCCTGAGATGCCAGCAGCGATACAGCAGGTGCGGCTGCTCGGCATTCCAGTTGATTTCGCGAGTCAGGCAACACTGGCCGAAGGCGGCAAAATCAGCATCGCCCTCAGTGGTCGCCCGGATAAAATGCGCGTGGCGGTCGTACATGGCGAATTTCATGCGCTTGGTTGACCACTCGAGCCATTCCTTTGCGGCCTTGCTCAGGTTGTCCTCGTCATCGACGGTGATGCCGAACCAGTCCTTTCGGCGCGGCCTGAGCATGGCGGCGAAAGCATTCGACAATTCGCGGTGTACGATCAGCGGATAGCTCGAAAAGAGCTGCTCGGCAAACTCCTCACCGATATAGCGGGTGAGCGTGAAGTCAGCGCGCTGCGGGTAAAAATGCTCGGATATTTCCTGCCACAGCGTAGTGATCGACTTTCGGACGTTAAACAGGCCAGTGGCCCGCTCAACCAGCTCTTGTGGCCTCATGTCAGGCTCCGAGATTATCCGTCAATACGGTCGAGGCCCGTGAGCCGCGAACTCCAGCCTGCTTGCGCCTCGATCTGCGCCGGCCCTCCTCCTCATCAGGGAGCTGCGCGCCGCCATAAATGGCGTCGAGCCGGCCCTTTTCCTTTGCCGCGGCCTTGGCCTTGCGCTCACCGGAAGTCGAATAGCCCTTGCCAGTGCCAAAACTCACCAGCCGCTTTGCAGTGTTTTTCAGTCCACTCATGTCCGTCTCCTCCGTTGATGCGGCCCAAAATTGACTGTCGGGTGCTTCTTACCGCCCGGAATCTTACCAACTCGCTGATCCGGCCGCCATTCTTGCAAATGTGTGGTTGCTTTCGGTCCTGCCACCCACGCCATGACAATAGCATCTCCCTTGTCAGGGGAGCGACCAAGCATCTTGATGACATCGGCTTTATTGGTGGCCTTGATGCCCTGCGGCGTCAGTGACCAGCGCGGTGCGGTCAGGTCCGATACGATCTCGGGATCATCGGGAAGCGCGATAGGTGAGCCACCATCCTGCCCCGGATCGAGCGCCTCGCGGAATTTCCACAATACCTCGGAGCGCTTGTTGAAAAAGCTGAGCTGGCGCTCGGCAGTGCGCGCAGTCGATTTGTCCATGCCGATGTGGCGGCGTACCTCGACGCCGTTTTCCTTGCAATGCGCATAGGCCTGCGCACCATTTGTCTCGCCACAGTCGAAAATGACCACCGCATCGTGCCGGCGGTGCTTCATGACCAAGGCAGCGACATCAGTGCCGTGCGGCGTCTCTGAGCCCGGTACGCTAATCATCGGCGCAAACCAGCCATCGTGGCGGCGGGCCAGCACCGTTTTATCCTTGTTGCGCGCTGCATCGACGCCCATAGCGCACTGCGGCACCCCGTAGGGAGGATCGATCTGCCATCTGTTCTGCGCACGGCGCACCCATTCGGTCGGAATGAGCTGGTCAGCCTCGTCCTGGCGGGCAGCCATAAAATTGCCATCGCGAATTGCCGATCTGAGCGGCTCAGGCAGCGCATCGAGCTGCGAGGCATATCCGGTTTTTGCGAGGAATGGATTGTCAGTCAAAGTGCCCGGAATGAATGTGCGCGACATCGGCTTTTGAACCTTGCCATTGATCTCAATGGGCTCGGGCCCATCGACCCACATATCGCGGCCGTCCTTGTCGGACACCACATAGCGCAGCTCACCGGGCTTGGCCGGCTCCGGGTGCCGTGGATCGAGCCACGGCGCAAACATCGGGATAATCCAGTCGCCGGCCGGATCGGTCGGCGGGTTTGAGGCAAATATGACCCGGCAGCGCTGCTCAGGATTGGTGGTCCTCACCCAACCCATCAAAAATCGAATCTGCGCCTCACGATTCTGCACAACCTCATCGACCGCGAGGAGATCGTGCGGCTGGCCCTGCCAGTGCGCCTCATCACCAAGCTGAGCGAGTCCACCAAAATCGATGATCTTGCCATTGACAGTTTTCAGCCGCGGCGGTATCGAGCCCCGGAATCCCTTCTCGGTGCCATTTATTTCCTTGGCCCGGTCCATGATCGCCGTGAGATCGACGTAATGCTTGCGAATGACCAGGGTGCGCTTGTGATGCTCGAATGCGCAGCCCAAAATCAGGTCGGTTTTGCCAGATCCCCCGGTGCCACCATAAAGCATGACATCGGCAAGACAGTTCACCGCATCGAGCTGCGGGCCCACGGTAGGAAACCATAAATGCCCCGCTGACTGGTCGATCACGAAATCATCAAGCTCTTTGCGCTTGTTATCCGGCAAGGCCATGTATTTGGCCATCAGGTCATCGATCAGTGCCGATTCTTTACTCATCGTCGTTTGCCACTTCCTGCTTTAGCTCGAGAATCTGCGCCAGCGCAGGCAGGTCGCCGGATGCGACGAAACTCAGGCGCGATGGCCGGCTTGGAATGTTCCAGCGAAACTGGCCCCACAAAAAACTGTCCTCGGGCATAAAAGTGATCCGATCACACCTGAAAAAAGGGCAGCCCCGAAAATAACGTCGAGACTGCCCAAGAGGAACGTGCTTTTTTTAACTGAGCAGGTCGTCGTATAGCGTGTAGTGGACCTCAACGATCAGATCGACACCACCCGTTACCTCACCCACCAGTATCGTCGCCTCGAGCGCCAGATTTTGCAGCGCCGTCAGGTCCAGTACCTCGGGATTGACAGGCACCCGCTCGGCAAAGCGGATCTCATCAGCAACGGAATCGAGGAAACCGGCCGAGTCAATGGCGCAAAAAGCGGCGCCGCCTGTTGGAATGATAGCCAAATCCTCGCCCGCGCCAGCGGTAAACGCGACACCAGCCACTTTCGAGGCCACCATCTTGTCGCAGACCAGCGTTTTACCGAGGCCCGGTGCCGGAACTACTTCAAACGGTACGGCATTCAGCGCCAAGACCAGTGCATTGGCAATGGTCACTCTGACCACCGATCTCTGCACCGCCTGAGCGTTGACCAAACCGCCGGCTGTGTTGTTGGAAATCAACTCACCCTTGGCGCCCAGGCCAAAAGCTCGTCCGTGTAAACTCGTCAAAATTGAAGGTGCGCCCATTGAAGTCTCCTAACTGCTTGTTGTAGGTGCTTAGGAATGTACGGGCCCGATCATACTCCGCTGGCGAAGCTAATCAAACGATCCCGGCGACGGCGCCACAGGTGAATCCTGTACCAGACCGGCATCGAATCAGCAAAACCCTCGGCCTCAAGCCGGTAAAGAAAATTTTCGGCCGTCTCCAACTCAGGAAACGGGCGCGAGCCTTTCGGCGGCCAGCGGCCACAATTCAGATCACGGTTTATGATCCTCGATCTCCTCGGGCTGCGATTTTCTGAATCGCCTTGCCAATCGCACTCAGCTCCACTTTCGGCCGTTTCGGGCGAGGCCCACCAGCCTCAGACTTGATGAACTGCCGGCGGCGGTGAACGTCCTGATTGCGGGCTTTCCGGGTCCGATATCTACCCCGTTTCATGGCGGGCCCTCCGATCTCTCATGTAAACCTTCATGTACTCCGAGCGCTTGCGTCTCCCCGCCAACAACTCATCCACAATCTGCTCCAGGGCAGTGATTCTGTCCTCGAGCGGCAACTGGTCAGCGGGCCGCATGATCCTCGGCGCATTCTCCTCACGGGCGGGCTTCTTTTTGCCGCGGCGGGCCTTCTTTGAATCTGCCGCCGGTGTGCGCGGGTTCGCGCATGTCCCGTAGTGCCGATTCCCACAAAGCCTGCATCGAGGAGCTTCCATCCGTAAACACTAACAATTTCTGTAAACACTAACAACTTTTACTAAATTTCCGGGGAAAAAATGTGCCAGGTCGCCCCTCCCCGCGCCAGACTTTTCGCTATGCGGGGGCCGGGGGGGGTCGATATGGCACAGGGCGGGGTTTTTGTGCGATTGGGCCGGGTCAGTCGCCGGCTGTCAGGTCCGGGTCCGAGCTGTCAGGAATAGCAGCCGCCTCACCGTCGATGACTGTGCCACCGGGCGCCTGTAGCAGGAACAGGGCCAGCCGCCTGACCTTCTCCTCATCGGTGATTGAGTGGCGGTGATCGACGCCGCCTGAATGCTCTACCTCAAGGTGATCGCCGTACTGGCCGGGGTTCAGCTTGCTGAGCAGCCAGCGGCGGGCATCGACGCGCAGCCGGCTACGCTGTATGTGCTCCTGATCGACCGCCTCATACTCATGGCCATTGCGGCCTACCTTGGTGATGTAGTCCGTAGTGCCGTCATCGGCTATGTCAATAATCTCATCGGCCCACGCCTCGACCAGCAGCTCCCGCGCCTGCGCATACTGGTCCGAGAACCGGGATTCTTTGCTCAGCCACCGGTACACCGTCGATCTGGCCGGCATGGCCGGGTCGCGACATATCTGCCGCAGTGTTTCCCCTTCGGCCATCCTGCCGCATATCTGGTCAGCGATTGTCTGTGAGAACCTGACCAGTGCTCCCCGGAGCCGGGGCCGAGATTCTGGCGCAGTGGGGCTGTTTTCCAGCGGGGTAGATTCGCTCATTGTCTGCTCTATCTGTTGCCTGCCAAAGGCGCATTCTATCTGGTCCCTGATGTTGTTGACACCGGGCCATTGGTCCGGTATGGTCCGAAGGACCATTTTCACAGATACAGGCAAACCCATGACAGCATATGACTACATCACGATTATCGGCGGGCTTGGCTGGCTGGTCATTCTGACCATCCGGCAGCAGCTCGCTTTCCGCAACAGTGTGACGCGATCACACCGCAACCAAAAGGCAAACCCATGACTACCAAAGCAAACCCCGGTCCTTGGACCGATGACGAAAACGCGGCCATCTGCCATCTGTACTTCACGATGCTGGACACGGCCACGACCGCACCGGGCGCCAAGTTCAAGGCGCACATGATTCGCGCCGCTCAGGGCACACCGAAACCCGGCGACTACGATCACACCGGAGACGCCAGCGACTACGCCGGCAAGCTGGCAGAGCGCAGCAAGGGCAGCATCGAGGCCAAGCTGATGAACTGCAGCGCCGCACACCGCGACCTGCGAGCCGGCGCCGAGACAATGGACGGCTACGGCTACCGCTGCCTATCCAACTATCAGGGCACACTCAGGACCGCCATGCAGAGCGCGCTGGCCGGCAATGATGTCATTGACATGATTGTGAACGGCCGCAAGGAGCCGGCAGCGTGACTGTGATAGCCCTGCCACGGCTCGACGTTACCCGGCTGGCTGC